AAAATGGGCATTTAACTTAGAATGGAATGATTAAATATTATGAGTGATGATAAACAAACACCCAACTTACCTGAATATTTAACAAAAGGCGGTCCTGGAGATCGATCTGCACCGGGCTTTGTGAATACCGAAGCATGGTGGCAAAAGTTAGATGATGAAGGTAAAGAAGTTGCTGCAAAAGAAGGATCTATTGTTCAGCAGGCAAAAAACAAAGATATTTACTTTTGTACTATTCCGTTTACACAGATATATTCAGAATTAGACGGCCAATATCAGGCATGTTGTTTTGGCGAACCGTCTGGCGTTAGCGTAGAAGAAGTTCCTTTAAAGGAATGGATGGAAAATAGTGACTATATGAACGACCTACGTAGAGAAATGACTACAGTAGGTTCTGATCTTAAGGCTGTAGACAAATGGTGTCAACGTTGCAGGGGCGACGAAGCACGATATGGTAGATCAAGAAGAACAAATTGTATGAAAATACATACTAATGATCCCAATTTTTGGAATAAAATTGAAAAACAAGCAACAAAATTTAGAGATACAGGCGAATTTACTCTTAAAGGTGCAGGGCGCATATTTGAAGTTCAATTAAAAATATACGGCTCTGAATGTAATCTAGATTGCTACATGTGTCTGCATGATAATTCAACTACACGCATGCAAGTTGCAAAGAAAGGTGTATGGAATACTAAAGTATTTGGCGAACAGTCTCCAGAAAGAGATGCCCGTAACGCACAAGTAATGAAGGATAAAACTGAAGGAGTAACCGAGCAAATTGTTGCTATTGCACAATATATTAAAAGCATAAAAATTATCGGCGGCGAACCTTTAATTATGAAAAAACATTATGAAATGTTAGATAAACTGATCGAAACCGGGCATTCTAAACATATTAGAATCAAGTATCAGACTAATTTAACTAAAACTAAGGCAGGTAAGCATAATATATTTAATTATATTCCACACTTTGATCGTGTTACTGTAGTTGCTTCAGTTGATGGTATAGGTAAAACTATTGAATACATGAGAAGACGAACTGACTGGCAAGAAGTAGTTGATAATATTGATTTAGTTAAAAAGCATCCGAATGTAGTTGTAGACTTTAATGGTTTAGTATCATTTCTTAGTGTTATGAGATTTTATGAAATTATAGACTGGTGTAAGGAAAATCCTGTTATTAACCAATTAAACTGGGCGTTTGTTGAACATCCTAGACATTTACGTGCTAATAATTTGCCAGAAAAAATTAAACAAGCATTGATTCCTAAATACAAAGATTGGCCTGATATCATTGCAGCTTTAGAAATGCCAAATGACTCCGATGTAGATATTCAAAATATTTTTGACTATTTGCTAAGGGCAGATGAATTTTATAAAGGCACTAAATGGGAAATGAATTTATTTGAGGTATTTCCAGAACTAGAAGAATTTTATATAAAGAAAGAAATTACTTCTGAACAAGAAGAGTTGTTTAAATCATGGGATAAACAAGTAAAGAAACAAGAAGAAATAATAGATCAAAGTATAATCTAGTATTGACAACTATATTAATTGGTAGTATAATATTATTATGAAAGATAAAATTAAAAATGCTATAGACAACTCTCAGCGAGCACAGCGTAATTATGACCTAAGTTGTACAGTATCTAAAAGTGATTTAGAGACGTTAATTTATGTTGCAAAAAATTCTCCTTCAAAACAAAACGAAATACACTATAAGATAAAAGTGTATACTGATCAATCTGTCATTAGACAGATATACAACTGTACTAAATTATTTTCTCTTCCTAGTAGTAAACCGATAGCGGAAGTTAAAGATGGAAAAATATGGCAAGACGAAAATACGTCTGTTCATAACTCTCAAATATTAGCAAATGTATTATTTGTCTACGAGGACGACGAAGGACCTGCAAGGGGCGGATCACATAAATTAGCACAACAGAACCCCGAAGAACAAATGTTAAATGCTTTTTATATAGAAAATAAAGCATATTCTGTAGGTGTATCAGTAGGCCAACTTATCTTATCTGCTAATCTTTTAGGATATAAAACAGGAGTATGTTCTGCTTTTCATCAAGATAAAGTTGCAGAAATAATTAAAAGCGATAAAGTACCTAAATTGTTAGTTGGTATAGGATACGAAAATGTCGGAGTTAATAGGCGGTGGCACGCCGAAACATTAAATAAAGATGTTCTAGAAATAGCCCGTACCGGTGAGTTAGACGAACCTTGGCAATTTCCTAGCTTTGAAAAACATACAAAGGTGACTATTAATGGCAATTAAAATGTTAGCAGATCTAAAAGGTTCAGAATACAGAACTGTAGACTTTTACATGACCAAGAGTTGCAATAAAAGTTGTCACTACTGTACGGCGTGGACGCTAGAAATGCGCAATCTTGATGTTGATATGGATTTCGTAAGAACTATCCTAGACGGTCTTTCTCCGTATAAGACACGCATTTGTTTACTAGGCGGTGAACCTGCTCTTATTAAAAATCTACGAGAAATTATTGCTGAAATTAAAAAGCATCCTAATCTTGTAATTCAAGTATTATCTAATTCACTAATACGTAAATTTTATCCAGAGGTATTAGAAGATCCAGAAATTATCTACATCGAACATTTAGTATTAGACTTTTATGAAGATCGAATTGAAAAACTAGGCAACTATGATTTCTTTGAACCTAATGATTTAAACAATTACAATTTGATTATTGAAACACCGGGTTACTTTAATTACAGAGACAAACACGATTTAGCATATTTAAAACATAAGAACACAGAGTTTAAGGAATACAATTCACGTTCGCCAAGCTTTTTTGAAGATCATACACCTGTCCAAGCACCAGAAATGGATCGAAGAGTATGTGCTAAATTTCCGCTAGTACCTGTGTTCGACTTTGAAATACAAAAAATAAGACATTGTAGTCGTAAAGCAATTAATGGGTCAAGGCAATTTGACGTTACTAAAGAAAACATTGACAAGATGATGAATTATAAATTGTTCGAATATGAAAACTATTGCCGAAGTTGTTTAGATATCATTCCAAAGCGCCCTGCCGCACAACGTGAACGTATACTTGATATAATTAAGGATGATCAATTAAACAAAATATTCACGAGAAACATATGAATATTTTTTCTGTTGCAGTAAATATACACGATCATAATACATACAACGGCGAGCTTCATTACTTGGCCGAAAGATATACTCGTAAAAAGCACAATCTTAATCCTACTAATCCGCACGATCCAGAACCTAGTCGTGAGTTTTTCCGTGAACACTTTTTACCTAATTATAATAAAGATCACATGTTTGCATTTACATGTTCAAATCTAGGTCAAGAATTTGTTCGTGATCTACTCGAAGATACATTACCTGATTTAAGTTTTTTAGATTTTAAGCCTACTAATTTATGGGACTATTACAAGACTGATGACTATTACTACATTGATCATCATCAATCACATGCTGCTTATGCTTTTTTAAGCTCGGGATTTAAACAAAGCGATGTGTTAGCAATTGACGGCAGAGGATGGCAATTTAACTGCATCTTTACAGACAAGGACGGAAATATAACCAACCTGTCTGATAAAGTATCAATCGGTGGGCTTTGGAATCGATTGTCACAAGACATTGGATTTAGTTATCTGGGTGCAGGCAAGACCATGGGCCTAGCAGGATTTGGTGAGTACGACAGCGAAATACACGATATGATCGATATGTATATGGCTGCTCCTAATCATAGATTACCAGACGGATCTTCTAAAATTTTAAAACGTGTTCCCAAAGAAAACGTTGCATTTACACTACAAATTTATACAGAAAACTTAATTAAAAAACATGTATATCCTCTTAAAAGTTGTAACAACTTGTGCCTAACAGGCGGAGTAGCATACAACGGATATGTAAATGAAGAATTTACAAAACATTATACTAATGTGCATGTGCCGCCTGCTGTAGGCGATGAGGGACAATCTCTTGGCACTTATATGCATGCCGAGTATACCCAAAATAATAATATACACATACCAAATGTATATGCAGGCAAAGAATACAACTACGTTGGTGATGAAAAAGTCAATATAACAGAAGTTGCTCAAGCTATTGCTGACGGTAAAATTGTTGGATGGTTCCAAGGCAAAAGCGAAAGCGGTAATAGAGCGTTAGGCAATCGTAGCATACTTGCTGATCCTCGTAATCCTAATATTAAAGATATCATTAATAGTAAAATTAAACTGCGTGAAGACTTTAGACCATTTGCTCCTAGTGTACTTGTAGAACATTACAACGAATACTTTGACACTACTCAGCCTAGTCCGTACATGAGTCGTATTATGCCAGTCACGTCAGATGCTATTCCAGGAGTAACACACGTAGACGGCACAGCACGTATACAGACCGTACAGCGCGAGTTTAATCCTCGTTACTATGACTTAATAAATGTGTTCTATGCGCTTACAGGCGTTCCTATGCTGCTTAATACTAGCTTTAACTGTCAAGAGCCTATTGTAGAAACTCCTGAAGACGCTATTGCTACGTTTAATAAATGCGGATTAGACATACTAGTAATTGGCGATTACATTATAAGGAAAACAAATGATTAATAGAGAAAAGTTACAGTACGTTAAAAATGTACTAAGTCTTACTAATAAAGATATAGATATTACCGAATTATATAATTTAGTAACTGCAATAAACAGAAATGACGAGTTGTACTTTCTAACTACTATGTTTAAGTTATTGCAGCCTGAAACAGATGCATCTTTATTAAAAACTGTATTTGGATTAATTAAAGAAGATCCTAGTTTAGAGAAAACTTTATTAGATTCATTTAGTCATAATCAAATTGCAGCAAAAACAGCACTGTTAAATGCTGTAGACGATTTAAAAATATTAGACAAAGATTCAACAGTTGTAATGTGGGCAGGATGGTACGGAAGTATATTGATACCTAAGCTAGCAAATAAAGTTAAAAAAATTGTTAACATTGATTTAGATAACCAAACTACAAAGGTATCAAAAAAATTATTTAATAATTACGAAAATGTAGATTATATTTGTGATGACATTTTTAAAACATATAGAGATGCATATTTAAATACAAATCTAATTATTAATACTAGCTGCGAACATATGCCGCCAATGAAAGATTGGAAATGGTTTGGGGCTGGAGCATTAAGTAATGATCAAGACACTAGCATATTTAGAACTCCTAAATTATCAGACAATTGTTACTTTGCATTCCAGTCGAATAATATGTTTGGCATAGAAGGGCATGTAAATTGTGTTAATAGTTTACAAGAGTTTAAAGACCAAATGCCCGAACGTGCAGAGATACTTTTTGAAGAGGAAGTAGAAGACACTCGCGGCACTAGGCATATGCTTGTTGGCAAATTTATGCCTCTTTAAATTGTTGTGCTAACCAATCAAAATTATTTATAAGGCTAATATTGCTCCTATTAGAAATCCCAAACTCCCTGCCAGCATTAGCACCAGCAATAGCGAAATCACCATAGCGCCTCTCACCGCCTTTTGTACACCAAGTATTAAGTCTTTGTTCTGTTTCTTCATTGTTTTGTCTCGTAATTGTCCTACTGCTTAGTTTAGCACATTCTCTAAATGCACCTTTCCATGTTTCAAATGGACTTGTGTTAAATGCTGTAATATTTGCAACTTCATCTACAGCAATAAAATGTTCGCTTATGCTTGTAGTCATATCCGGTTTAGTTGTATCCATATCGACTGTCATCTGCCGAGGAAATAACTTTACTCCTCCGTAACCATATTCTAATCCATTAATAGGATTCTTTGCTCTCCATACATGTACATGATCTAACTGGTGATTAGGAACAACATAATCAAAGTTAAAGTCGTCCATAATTATTGCATCAGCATCTACGATCCAAAACATCTTAGTAAAGCATTTCTTTGCTGCTTTTATGTGTGCTTGATGTATTCCTTTAACTCCGTGTACACGTTTAGTCATAGAAAACCGTGCTTTGAGTGCAGCATAGTTAGCATCTGCACTAGGTTCCTGATAACTTATGAATACTATATCATACATAGTTTATTATAACACTTTTTTAGTTAATTGTCTAGTGTTTCCGTAATGGATTACTGTGCAATTTGGATTTACATATGAGCGCCAAGGGTCAACTACTATGCTACCGTTGGGAATATCGCAATACAATTTGTCTGCACTATCCTTGCCAGTGTACTTGTATGTAGTACTTGCGCTGTGTGCTAGTAAAAATACACAAGTCTCTGTTGGATCATACTCGTCGCCTGTTAGTGGATCTACATACACAGGTTCAAAGCCTTGCTCTTCACAGTAATGACCAATTAGTAAACTGTAACTACCATCGCAATACTCTACGTTTGGCTTGTATGCTTTGCCATGAATAACAATCTGCATATTATGTTCGTTTGCATGTTGCACTAGTTCTAATGCAATGTTCTTTGCTTGTATTTCTCTGGCATTCATGATGCTGTCAAATAAATCGTATCCTAAGCCAAGTTCGTTTGCCATATAGCGTAGTGCAATGTTGTCACGTGGATGACACCCACCTCCATCACCCATGCCTGCTTTCATATACTGTGGACCCATAATACGCATCGTAGACTTAGCTAGAGCGTCTGTAACAACGTCTACGTTAATGTTGCCCTGTTGCTGCGCTACATCCTGTATCATGTTTACAAGACCTATTTTAGCACTAATAAACGTATTGTAGAATACTTTGATACACTCGCACTCGTCCCAAGTACCAATCTCATAGCGTGGATTATTTTCCATTATAGTTTTATAAAAGTCTACAAGTTGTTCTGCGTCGCCTGTTGCACTTCCATCTTCTGTGCCGATCATAACCATCTCTGGATTTACCATATCCCATGCTACACTGCCCATTGCAATTAAGTAAGGATTGTATACAAAGCGTGTGTTAGGAACAAGGTCAACAAACTGCTTGCGTGTTGTGCCGGGCAATACTGTACTAATAAGCACAAGCAATTGATCTTGTGTCATGTGCTTGTTTGCTTCTGCTAATACATCTTTTACAATATCGTAATTAAAGTCTTTTGGATTTAAATGTGCTGTTGGTGCTCTGCCATCGTAGTCTGGATCGTGTGGAGTAGGCACTGCAACAAATACAATGTCTCTGCCTTCTACTGCATCTTTAATTGTAGGCATGATTGTTACTTGGTGACTAGTACGCTTTGCAACATCATAACATGTAACGTTGTGTCCTTTACTAGCAATTGCTTCTGCACATGGCATGCCTAGCTTGCCTGTACCTATAAATCCTATTTTCATTAGTTTCTTTCCAATACAGTTAATATATAATCTGCATATGCTTGATGACTTTTAATCCCTGGATGCGAGCCATCTGCTGCGTGATCTGTTCTATAATCATTTATAGTGTTATCTAAAAATTCTACATTATTAGATTTAAAATTACTTGCAGTGTCGCCTGTATAATTAAAAGGTTTAGTATTAATTATTTGAGTAACGCATTGTGCAAGATAATAATTTGTCCAAGATATAAATATTTTATTATTAAATTCTATTTCTTCGTTTGTACTAAATTGTTTATAAAAAATTTTAGATTTTTTATCTGGACACCAAGGTCCTATAATACTTGCAGTGTTATTATTTATAACACAACTTCTTTCAGCATGAGTCCAATTCAATAGTACAATATCACTGATTTCAAACTTAAATTTTTGTAATCTATAAACCATAGCTTTATTACTCGATCCAGGAACAGATAAATTTATATTTTCTCTATCTATTGCATTTGCTATTAGTGCAGGAAATGCTTGATGACTTGCTGTTTTCCCAGGTTCATTGTTATTGCGTCCGATACAATCAGGTAATCCTTGTCCAAAAGGATACGAACATCCAAAAGTTATAAGTCTTTTTTTAATCATGTAATAACTCTAGCAATTGGTGTTTAATTGAAAGATCATAAGTTTGACATCTATATTGTAAATGACATATATTATGTGTTAAAATTGGCAACATCTCAATGAGTATATTGTCTAATTCTTTAGAAGGTTTATTAAAAAAATCTTTAGCACTTTTAATACATGCGTACATTCTTTGTTCATTGTTAGTTATTGTGTCATACGATTCGTCAATAAACTTATCAAAGGTAGCGTAACCTAAACTTTTTAAATTTTGCAATGCAAACGCTTCTCCTACAATAACAAATGGTTGCATAAACATTATAGGTTTAAAAATCTTTTCACTAAAAAAAGATCTGTCTATCGAGTAATCCTGATATGTTTCTGCTACTATGTGTAAATAGGAATTATAAAATTTATCTACACGCTTGTCAATAACTGGATTTTCTGTTTCTGCATCTATTCCGTCTTTTATTACTAATGGTAACGACTTTTTTAAATTAATATTTTGGTATGTTTTGTATATTGTTGGTAATTGGGTTTTAAATATAGTTTCTTGATTTTCAAAATAATTATCACCCATTTGCCCATTTAGACCAAGGCTCATTAATCCTTGATGCCTTTTACTATATAGTAAGCTAACTGCTGCAATCCTAAAGTGATGAGGCCTGCGATTTAAATATAAAAATTTGTGTTCTCTTGAATCGCCTTCTAATATCTTATCAGTTCCTGCATATTGGAAACTATTTAAATCTTCGTACATAGTTTGACGTTCAAAAAAATTAAAATAAACTGATTTAATAGTAGTATTTTTTGATAAATTTCCGTTTATAACAACAAAATCATCAGAAGATAATGATGAATACTTATCTATAATTGTATCTATTAGATCTTGCCAATAATGCCAGTTCCATCCTTCATAAGGACACACAACAAGTATTTTACATTTTTTTTGTTGAATATCATTAAGAACAGATCCTGGGATTAAAATATGCTGGCCTATAACGCTACTAATACCGGATATACTAACAATAATAGGAAAATAGTATTTTTCTTGGGTTATTCTATCTGTAAAAATTCTAAAAAAAGGTTTTCCGAACAGACCAAAATACCCTTCGTGATCTTTCTGTGGGAAGAAAAATCTTTCTACATTGGTCCAGTCGTCGTATATGTTTGTATATTTATTTTGACCTTGGCCTGAAACAAATAAAGGAATTTTATAATTAGTACTGCGTTTTAATAAACCAGATTTTCTTGCTGATTTTTTACTCATGATTATTCCTTATCAATAAATTTTAGATTGTTAGTCCTTGCCGGATGCTCATACACTGCTTTAAAGAACTTACTTTGTTGTGCATCTAATGGATTTACTGAAATAGGAATGTCTAACTCATCAATAAGGCTGTTACCTAGCCGTTGAATTGATTCTAACAAGTTTCCATCATGTATGTGTACGCTAACTGTTTTATCCCAATACTCGTTTAAATATTTAAAGTCTCTTACTTGTACATAATCCCAGTCTGTACACATTGACATGTACAATCCTTCTCTAGCGCCATATATAGCCCATAGACCATTTTTAATATCTGCACCAATCATAGTCCAAATGTAAAGCCAATGTAAGCAGCGCCAGTGATTATTTTTAAGAGTGTCCGGAGTAAGACGCAAGCCTTGGTCAGTAGCAAGCTTTACTCCTTCTCTAAATCCCGCTCTCCATGCTTGTTGGGAGGTATGATTATTGTACACATCTGAGTAACAACTATTCATTTGAATATACTGCGCATCCCAGCAAAAATCTACTTGAGCATGCTTATTATTTGGATCAGCGTTTTCGTGTGTACGCATATTTAACACATACTTCTTAGGCCAACATTTAAGTCCACCGTTGCCGTACATTAATCCGTTTATTTCATTACGGCCCTTCCAACTAATCACGGTATTTTTTAAGTCGCCATGCTCGTTAAAATCTAGTGTTTGATTTAAAAAATCTTGTCTAACAATATTGTCGGCGTCTACTGTAATAAATCTATCTGTTTCACTTAATTCTGCACAGGCTTTATGTGCTGCATCACTACCTTCTACTCCGTGTACACGCTTTGCCCAAGGTACTTTCTTACACAAATCTGCATAGTTTTGTTCTGCATTAGGTTCGTCGTACGACAGATATATAATATCATAGTCTGTAACTCTAAATTTATTCATTTATAATCTCATAGCTGTAAGTATCAAAATATTTAAAAGTGTATATACTAACATTGTCCATATTTTTAGGAATATTAATCTGTTCACTAATGTCAACTTCTGGGTTAGATAATAAATCGTATAATTCAATTTTGAACATATCAATTAATATATTAGGATCATTCTTTTTAGTAATACTAAAACTAAATCGTATATTATCAACCACTGACTTCATTGATCTAAAATAATCTTGATGCCGAGGAGAAAGGCAAACTGTCCAATTCTTAGTGCCGCATTTGATTATTAAATCAGCGTCACGTGAATACTTAGGCACATTATGTAATTTATCAGTAATATTTACTATCTTATGAGGAGAATTTTCTTGGAGTTCTAATTCTCGTGTTTTAATATTAAACATTATTCTATAGCTAGATAAATCTTTTTTTCCTAATAAAATATCAGTTACTTTATCCGACGAGACTTCTAAACACTCATAACCTTCTTCAAGAAAGCTAATGTTAGAAATTCTCTGAATCTCTCCAGTTGCTTTGTGATAATATACAAACTTAGTATCGTTACTAGCTGAATCTATTGATAAAGTTTTAAAAAATGCTGGCAAAGTATCAGTTGTCATTATATAATTCCTTATAATAAGAAAATAACATGTGTGGCTTTACAAAATCGTTTTCTGTATAATGCAATATTCCTGTTTGTTGGTAATTGCCTATTTTAAGTCCAGCATTATTATTAAAATATGTACCTACACAATCTTGCCATTTATCTTTGTTAGAATACCAATTTTGTATGTTAGGTTTCATATGAGTAAAGGATGGAAATTTTACAATCTTGTTTGAAATTTTATCTTCACAATTTAAAATAAGTGTAACAATTGCAGCACATACATCAATACTACACTGCGTAGGTTTATCATGTTTAATAAAAATTTCATAAAACTTTTGCCAGTTTTGTACTACTAATTCTAACCATGTATAAAATTCTAATGCAAAGTCTGATTTTTCAAAATAATGAAAGCCACTATATAAATTTGGCAAATTGTTATTTACAAAGGCTTTCCTATAATAATCTCCAGTAACTTCGTCGCCGCGATAAGTATGTACCTTGGTAGTAAAAAATACTTCGTAGTTAGATAAAAAAGTCCACCAGGTTGATATATCTTGGAGCACCAACATATCTGTGTCCATTACTATAGTCTGATCATACGGAGAACAGTGATAAAGTTTCCATCTATTTTCAATTTTCCATTCAGTGTCTATTGCTGAGTCGTCCCACGGAATACTGATAATCTCATCAAATAGATTTTTATAAATTGCAGAAATGTTATCATTAGTTACAATACTAATTTTACAATTAGTATTAGTAAATTTTAAACTTAATGCTAAAAGACAAGCCTGTTGAACATAGTCAGTAGTCTCGTTGTTTTGTGCAAGTACTACTATTCCCTTAGTTTTGTTCATCATTAATTATCCGTTCTAAACTAAACTTATTCATTACGTGTATACTCTGTCCTTGTGTTTTTACAGCAGTATATTCTCCCACATAATCCTTTTTTTCGACTAAAAATATAAAGTTATCGTCTGCTAATTTCCACAATATATCTTTGTCTGTTGTATACATGTGCTTTCCTGGTAAAGGCGATACGTAGTCGCCTGTCATAAATCCATTTAATATATGAATTGCAATACTAAATGCAAAGTCATTCCTAAACAAGCTTGAAGATAATTGATATACAGATACATAATGACTCCAATTATCTTGTATATGTTTTACTAAATTAAAAAATAATTCATTGTTAGATGTTTTTCTAAAAAATACAACAGTTGCCCAGTAGAAGTCAACACTATACTCACTTATGTGTGTAAACTCTCTACTATCTCGTATATTTGCAACATCTTGCGATTTTGAAAACATTTGTAAATCGCTTGCACTTTCAAAACATGACTTAAATAAGTCATTAGAAATAATGTAGTCAGTATCTAATAATAATGTTTCATCATATGGACTAAGATCGTATGCATTTATTCTATAATTATTTTTAAAATTAAGTGTTTTAGATGCAAGAGTGCCGTCGTAATATTTTCTAGTATTGTTATCGTCTGTATTATAATCAATAGCTATAATTTCATCAAACACTGTGTGCTCTAATGAGCCGTTTATATAGTCAACACTATCAGTAATAACACTTGTAGGTATATTAAGATGTTGTTTAATTCGTTTAGCTAAGAAAACTGCTTGCTTGGCATAATCAAGTTCGCCGTTGTTTCTTGCAATAAGCAATGCGCCTTTAGTCAATGTCTATTCCTACTAACGCTTCAACTGAACGTTGTTTTTTTAAAATGTTATATTTTGTATGATACCTATTAGATGCAGAAAAATAACAATCCATCACATCTTCATAGAATTTAGCAAGGTCTTCAATTTTAATCGGAATGTTGTTATCGTCTGTTAGAACTACATCTTCAGTATTTTCAGCATTTACTAGTAAGCCAACAAATGTAATTAACTCTTTAGTAATAGTAAATTGGCCACCGTCGAAGTAGTGTAATAAATTTTCTTCATATTCTTCGTTTAACAGACGTTTTTGATTGTTGAGGGTAACTATGTAATTTGAAAAATCAATTGCTTTTTCTAGACGTTCGTCCATAGAGGATCTCCTTGTATTATATAATAGTATATAACACTTTTAGAGATTTGTCAAATTATATCTGGCTTACTTTTTAATCAGCGATGCCACCTACAGTCCAGCTTGTTGAATCAGACTGTCCACCGCTGTAGATTGCGCCGAAATAAGTGCCTGCGGGCAATGCTGCACTAATTGAGTCAGAACCGGAAGAATTGAAAGTGCCGCCACCGCTGCCGCCGCCGCCCAGGGCCCATCCATAAGAAGCACCCGGAGTTCCAGTAAAATAAGCTGTACATAATGATGTTGACCCGTTATACGGTCCTACAAATACACTTATTGTTACAGGGTAGCTTAGTGGTGGAGTATATCCGCATGTTGGGCTGTTTGCTGTAGTACGTGTAGTTGATCCGCCGCTTCCGTCGGCTATTTGCTCAACTAATGTAGTTCCACTACAGTTAGAACTAAGCACTGTTCCAGCTGCTGGCGGTGGGGGTGTGTATCCACAAGATATACTATTTGTTTGAATAATTGCGTATGTGTCTGGACCGTAGCCGCCGGAGTAAATGCCCCATTGTGTTGTACCAACACAATATGTACTTAATAGTGTGCCAACAGCCGGTGGTACCTCAGGAGCATTATTAACTGTGACTGATGCAGAAGCTGTGCCGCCAGCAGTTGTTATAGTAGCTGACCATATACCTACGACTCCTAATGTGCTTGTATAACTACCAGTAAGATCACTGAATGTAGTAGTTCCACCATCGGCAGCTGTAACAACTATACTTGCAGGGCTTACTCCGTTTGCAGTCCACGTCAGTGTATACTGGGTAACATTAATAATTCCAACTTGAGGACCAAAACTAATACTCGGTGCTAGCGGAGCTGGTGCTGTTACTGTAATCGGAGCAGTATCAGTAACAGTGCCACCTGCATTAGAAGCTGTTAATGTTGTATTAAAGTTTCCGGCGCTAAGATACGGTCCATTTGCCCGTGTGCCTGATGGTCCTAAACTGTAGGTTCCAGTATCACCAGTTACTACTATTGATGTTGCGCCTGTAACATCCCAATACAGTGTATTAGAATCACCTACTTCTATCGACGACGGGCTCCAATAAAAAGAATTAATTACTGGCGGCGGTGTCGGCGCTACGTATCCGCATGTTGGGCTGTTTGGTGTTTCGACTCTATTCGATCCACCGCTGCCGTCAGCTATTTGCTGAACTAATGTAGTTCCACTACAGTTAGAAGTAAGCACTGTTCCAGCTGCTGGCGCTGCTGATACCGATGTCAAGTCAGGCGTGGCTGCTACTGACAGTTGTTCATTGGAATTTCCTCTATACAATACTAGCATACCTGCTGTATGTGTTCCAGTAGTAGTAGCAGTTGCACTAAGTGTGTGAGGACTTATTGATTGGGAAGATGCTATAAAAGTATTGCTAGGGTCTCGTATATAACTAACACTACTATATGTTCCGCCGGCACTATCCGGATTAACTGCTGCCTGAATAGTTTCACCAACTGTGTATGTAGCCGACAGGAACTGTATTATTGGATCAGGTGTTGGGGCTTGAGGGCTTACATTGATCGCTGCTTCAGCATACCCTTGTCCTGCTGAATTAATCGCTGTTATATCAGCTGACCATTGGCCCACGACTCCTAGTGGAGCAGTTTCACTTCCAGTTAGCCCCGTTAGAGTAGCAATCTCGCCGAGGGGATTTACTACTACAATCGATGCACTAGTAGCACCAGCGCCTGCATTCCAACTCAAAGTAACACTAGTAGTGTTAAGAATTGCCGAACTAGGGCTCCAAATAATCGTCGGTACTGGCACTTCAACCGGCGCAGCTATTCCTGCTAGTGTATAATTAAGAGAGTTATACCCTGCGGCATAAGACGCTATATTGCCCAACGAAACAGAAGCATACGTAGACAAAGTATTGTCACTCCGTGTATAACTAAATGTTCCATTGCCGGCACCGTCTAACGTGCCGCTAGATGCGGCGCCGCCAGCTGCATTGTTTGTTGAAGCCCAGGCGTAAGAACTGTTTGGTAACGCTCCAGTGATTAACCCGCTGACTGGTTCATATGTATTTGGTTGAATTAAGGTAAGATTAGGCGTTAGTAGCGGCGGTGGCTCATTTTGAACTACTACTGAAAACGCACCGTTAGTGTCCGGAGAAGGAACAGCTATAACATAGTTAAAAGTGCCAGCTGTAGAATAAGCACTTGATACAGTATATCTTCCTTCGCTATTAAAACTAACACCAGATACAGGATGAGGTCCTGTAATATTAAAGCTGCCGCCCGGGCGGCCTCCCGAGACAGTTAACGTAGTAAGTTCATTTATGTAAGGACTTGGTGGAGATACTGATGCAGTCGGAGTATATACTTGTTGCACAGTTATTGAAGCTGAAGCTGTTCCGCTACAGAAGTTTTCTGTAGCTGTGTATGTATAAGTTGCTGGAGAACCTGCAGTAAAGTTAAATGATGCAACTCCGCTGCCGTTAAAGCTTAATGCTGGAAAAGGACCCATTGCACCATTTTGTCCCCAGGAGAACGTGCCTCCAGGATAGCCACCACTGATTGTTACTGCTACACTATCTCCTGGTAGCGCTGAGCTAGCCATTGATATTGATAATACTGGACATATTTTTACGGTTGCTGTAGCAGTACTCGGCGATCCAACGGGGAACGTGCCAACATATGTAAAATCACCTGGTAATGTGTGCAGTGAGCTTCGAGTATATGAGCCGCTGCTATTTAATGTATAAGTGCTGCCAACTTGATTATAATTAGGTACTGATGCTGCGGTATATGTTACTGTTGTGTTTGGTGTGCCTGTGGAATTAAAGGTAAACAGAGAACCAACTGGAACTGAGCTTGGCGTAATTACAAAAGTGTTAGCTATTGGTTGATCTGTAAGTGTCCATGTTGCATAAGAAGGAACACCAGTTTCATCCGATAATTTAAAACTTTCAGTTCCTTCAATATTGCTATCAACTACTGATGTAATAGTTGCTGTAGCAGTACGGAATACATTATCCTGTGCTGTACTTAATCCACTAAATGTAATTCCGTTGCCACCAGTGGAATATTCAGACCCAACTGGATCACCTATACTTGGATTTCTATAGAATCTCAAAGATTGTGTACTAGCAGTAGCATTCTTATATCTTAAGGAGAATGTAATAGTATCACCTTCAGTATACGAAGTTCCGTTAGGAAGGCTTACACTAAAAACAGGTTCAATAAGTGTTGTTGTAAGTTGCCCGCTTGCTATAGCAGTTTGCCCGTCTGGTGTGCTTGCAATAACTTGCCAATTCGCAGTGCCTTCATCTGTAAATGTAACATAGTCAGTATTTGCATTGACATAAAGAGCATCTGGTGTTAATCCGTTATCATAAGTTACTGCAAGGCCATCGGGCAAAGCATTACCTGTGATAAGATAATCTACCTGTGTGGCATTTGAAGATTGGTAATATAATGTTGCAGGAGTTCCGACTACTGGACTTGGAGGACTAAATCCTGCACTTGTAATAACTGGCGCAGCCCAAGCTGTTGTTGTTCCTGTAAAATAATGTCTATCAAGTATAGGGGATCCGCTTGTGCCAGATCCCTGGTACAAGTAAAGCTGTCCAAACACATCTGCAGCAGGTGTGTTTGGACCATTTGTAGCAGTTACAGATATTGTTATTGTTTCAGATTGGCTAGGTGTTATACTAAACGTATGCCTTGCTCCGCCGCCGGCAACAGCAACGGCACTTCCGTTTATAGTAACGTTCCATGTATTATACCAGCTTGCTATTAAGACAGTAAGCTCAACTGCTGTATTATCCGGCGCACTAGTTAACGACACGCTTGTAGTCCAAGTTGTAGTTTCTGTTGGGGCTATACTAAATGTATGAGCATTGCCAAATCTCCCGCTGGAAAATTGCGCTTCAACTGGAGGGTTTGGACTTGTATCATCAACACTAACTATTCTAGTTTGAGACTGAGTAGTTGGACTGCTTGCCAAATATGTCCTAGTTCCAAATTGTTCCGTACCCTCTGTTGTTGAGTCAGCTCTTATAGATCGTGTAAATGAGTATGTGCCATCACCTGTGTTAGGACTGTTAGTGATAGTAACCGGTGCTGTGCCGGTTGTACCGTTGATGAAATCATTGGCATTCATCTCATCGCCAACTTGTTGCCAAGATACTGAGCCAGTGGTTGACTCCCAACCTGTTACTGTTCCGCTAAATGTAAATGTATTAGAAGTAGTTTCGTTGCCTATTACCTTATCAACATTAAGCGTAGTGTTGATATTTGGCGTTAGTGGCACAGGTACACCTGCACCTGTCCAATATACTTTATAAGATGGGCCGGCTCCAGTAGCTTCAAGGATTGTGAAATGAAATTGTCTATTTACAGAAGCAAAGTCTAAGATTGAGGTCGGTGTAACACTAATCGGAACAGTAATCGATTGTCCTGCTGCAAGATTATAATTTTTAGTAGCAGTTGTAGCACTTGATACATCGTCAACAGACACTTCCCATGCCGATGGCCTAGCGGTTTCTTGAACTGTTACTACTCCCGATC